GATCTAGCGCGCAGAAGCTACTCTTCGATAATATCTCACCACTTACAGCCAATCTATTACAGAAGCATATCAAAGACGTTATAGAGAATTTCGAAACTAGAGCAATCGTATCTACAGTAAACGTAGTTGCAGATACAGACAATAATGGTTATACTGCTAGAATTGTTTTTCAAGTGAACAATAGACAAGAACCATATGTCACAACAATATTCTTAGAAAAAGTTAGATAAAAATGGAAGGCACAATCAGAATTTCAGAAATAAACTTTAATAATAGAAGAGAAAATCTAAAGAACAACTTAAAGAGTCAAACTGAATTTACAGACTATGATTTTGATGGATCTGGTCTATCTATACTACTTGATATTTTGGCTTACAATACTCACTATAATGCTTATTACTTGAACATGATCGGCAACGAAATGTTCTTGGATACTGCACAAATTCGTAACTCTGTTCTATCACTTGCCAAGTTAACAAATTATATGCCTCGCTCACGCACGGGTGCGGTGGCTACAGTTGATGTTGTCGTTACACCTCCTATTGGAGATACAGAATCGGCTCTTGTTCTTCCTCAGTTTACTAGATTTATTTCTGAACCAATTGATGGTGTCAATTATGTATTCAGTACTACAGAATCAGCTATTGCATCAAAGATTGGCAGCACATTTACTTTCAATAACATTGAAATTAAACAGGGTGAAACTTCTAACCTATACTATACCGTATCTAATTCTAATAGAAGATATTCATTACCATCCGCTAATGCCGACACTTCAACCGTAACCGTTACTGTACAAGAATCTTCTTCAAACACATATACAACCAAGTATACACTCGCTCAAGACTTAACCGAAGTTACTGCAAATTCTACTGTGTTCTTCATAGAAGAAAGTTCTGATCAAAACTACACAGTATATTTTGGTGATAATGTTTTAGGAAAACAACCTTCTAATGGAAACATTATCATCATTAAATACTTAGACACGATGGGTTCTGAATCAAATAAGGCCAATTCATTCTCTAGCGTAGGTTCTATTGGTGGATATTCAAACATTTCGGTTGTTTCCGTATCTTCGGCTGCTGCTGGTGCAGATAAAGAGACTGTAGAGCAGATTAGATATAGAGCACCAATAAACTATACAGCACAGAACAGAGCAGTAACAAAGACAGATTTTGAATCTCTATTGATGAAAGACTATCCAAATATCAGTTCTATCTCAATTTGGTCAGGCGACGAAAACGATCCGCCTGTATATGGCAAAGTCTTCATCTCTCTAAAACCTGTAGGTAACTACGAGTTTACTACGACCGAAAAAGAGAGAATTATATCGGACGTTATATCTAATAGAAGCACACTAACGGTATTTCCTGAAATCATTGATCCAGATTTCACATATATGCTGCTGAGAGTTATTGTAGATTGGAAACCATCTATTACAGATTTAAATGAATATCAAATTTCAAGTTTGGTAAGAACATCTATTGAAGATTATGTTACAGAAAATCTAAGTGCTTTCGGTTCTGTCTATAGAAATTCAGTCCTTCACAATTATATTGATAGAGCGCATCAGTCTATATTGAGCAGTGAAGTGACAACTTTCTTACAGAAGAGAGTGACCTTAGTTCCTAAGTCAACTCAAAATTATATCATAAACTTTGCAACCTCTTTGCATAGAGGTGGTTTAATTGAAGGCCTTTATAGCTATCCAGCAGTAAAGACATATGATATTAATCAAATAGAAAGAAATGTATATTTTGAAGAGGTGATTGGATCTTTCACTGGTCTAGATAGTGTTAAGGTTATCGATCCAGGTAGAGGATATCTAGTCGATCCAACTGTTACAATCACAGGTGACGGCACAGGAGCTAAAGCAATTGCACGTATTGTTAATGGTAAAGTCAATTCTATTGAAGTTACTTCAAGAGGTACTGGATATACTAGAGCTACAGCATCAATAACTGGTGGCGGTGGTTCTGGTGCTACAGCACAACCTTCTCTACAATTTAGAAATGGAACAATCAGAACATACTACTTCAAAGACAACGGTGAGAAAGTTATTGTCAACTCAAATGCTGGCACCATTGACTATGATCTTGGTAAAATCATTCTGAAGAATTTCTATACTATTTCTACAGAAGTAAATGACATATATGATACCAATATTCTAACTATCAATATCAAACCAGAAACCGATATTGTTAGACAAGCTAGAAATGGCATTATTGACGTTGACTTAGCTGATACAAAAGCAATACAAATTAATGTAGTACCCGAATAATGGCTAATACAAATTCAAAAATATCAACAGTAGTTTCAAGTCAACTTCCGTTCTTTGTTAGGAATGATCATCCAAACTTTGTTGCATTTTTGGAGGCTTATTATGAATATCTAGAACAGTCTAATACAACTCTACAGTTTGGTAAAACAACTGAGAGAGCCAAGAACCTATTAGGTTATATGGATATTGATAATACTCTAGATGACTTCTCAGATATACTATTTCAGAGATTCTTAGCTCTTATTCCAAAAGATTTACATGCCGATAAAAAGCTAATTCTAAAAAATGCCAAAGATTTTTATCGTTCTACAGGTAGCGAAAAATCAATTCGTTTCCTTATGAGAGTACTCTTCAATGAAGAAATTGAATTTTATTATCCTAAATCGGATGTTCTTAGAGCTTCTGATGGTAAGTGGTATGTTGAAAAAACTCTTAGAGTTACAGAAGAAGGTATAAATGGCGTAGCAAATTCTTCTACGGCCGCTCTAGAGAAATTTATTAGTAGAAAGATCACAGGCAATACTTCTAATGCTTCGGCTAAAGTTGAATCGGTAAGCCGTTTCTTTGATAAGAACGTTCGCGTTGACGAACTTGTAATCTCGGAAGTTAAGGGTGTATTTAAAGCTGGCGAAACAATCCGTTCATATTTCGATGAAGCTACTGAAACTAAGATGGTTACTGGTCGAGTGTTTGGTGGTATCTTCAACGGCGTTAAGATTATAAATCCTGGCACATCATACGTTAAAGGTACTACTGTGCCAGTTGTTACTACCGACGAAGACGCCGGTGGCGCATCTATTGTAATTGACAAGGTATCGACGGGTAATATTTCGGCTGTAACTGTCATAGCTGATGATTATGGATATATTGATGGTGGTGCCGGTTATAGAGTAGGTGACTTTTTAGCTATATCTGATCCTGAAGGTCTAGGAGCAAACGCATACGTATCATCAGCAAATACTGATCAAACATATCATCAAAATACATATAATATTATCTATACTACCATACAATCAATAGCAAATGCAAATATCAACAATATTAACTATGGGTTATATTTCTCTGGATTTACAAATCCTGCTAATGCTAACACTACACTAGCAAACTCTCTTTCTTACTGGGTATTCGCTAACGCTGGGCCTGCTCGACTTATTGTAGTGAATGAACCGGGTGCAGGTTACATTAGCCCAACAATCGGTGTTTTTGGTAATACAGCTATCAAATCTCTTGGCATTTTAGGAAGAATGGAAATTGTTGATGGCGGCATAGGATATGCTGTAGGTAATCAAATCGAATTTATCAATTACCCAGATACTTACGGTTATGCAGGCAGAGGTAACGTTACGAATGTTGCTGCTAATGGTAGAATACAACAGGTAAAATTCATTCCTTATGGTGAACTTCCAGGCGGTTTAGGATATAGTTATGACCAGCTGCCAGTAGCTAATGTTATATCTTCTACAGGTACTGGAGCTAACATCGTAGTGACAGCAATTGTCGGCAGCGGCGGCCACTTCAAAGAAGCTAACTCGGTTATCGGTCGTATTGAACGTCTATCTATTGTAGCTGGCGGTTCTTCATATACAGCACAAAATACTTCTTTGGATATGACAACAACTGGAGACGGAACTGCTGTTCTTGAACCAATTCTTCTTGAAGGTATCATTACTAAGCCGGGTCGTTATATTAATGATGACGGTCATCTAAGCTCATTCAATTTCTTACAAGATAGAGATTATTATCAAAACTAATCATTCGTAGTAAAAGTAAAACAGTCTATAGACGACTATAAGAATATTTTAAGGGATTTAGTGCAGCCAGCAGGCACTAAGCTATTTGGCGAACGCACTTATACTTCTCAGTTGGTTAACTCTCAGGTATCGATGGCATCATCTAATATTGATCTTAGATACTATAGAAATGGTACATATAGAACATCAGCTACAAATAACGTCTATATCTATCTAACTGGACATGGATTTGCCAATAATAATAATGTCTATATTGAATTTAATAGTGGTGATACCGCAAACTTAACTAATGGAATATTCTTGGTTAGAAACGTAATAGCGTCTAACGTAAATACGTTTAACGTTACACATTCAAATGTAACAACATCATCTGGTAACGTAACTGTTATTCTAATGGGCGCATAAATAACTGAAGATTATAGGATAAAAAATGTTTTCAAATACTTCAATTAATTTTAGAGTGAATAACGCAGAGCAGTTCAAAGAATCTATTTCTGAACCCGCACCAACATATGTATATGCTACTTTTGGTAAAACAGAATCTTGGCCTGATGAGAATAATCCACCTCTATCAAATACTTCGCCAGCAGCAGTATATGATGTATGGAAAAATATGATTGGTGGTAAAAGAATGACGGGTAACGACATTTACAATGTTATCCCAAGAATTAATTGGACAGCAAACACCAGCTATCCGGCTTATGACAATATGTCTTCAGCAACCAACTTCTATGTGATGAACTCACAGTGGAATGTGTTCAAGTGTATCGCCAACAATAATAGTAGCAAGTCTAATACAGAACCAGTTACAGTGTCAACCACAGCAGATTTGGTTACCGCTGACGGTTATGTTTGGAAATACCTATATTCAATATCTGATTTTGAGCGCCTAAGATTTAGTTCTAACGATTATATCCCAGTCAAGACTTTAGAGAACGATGACGGTAGCACCCAATGGCAAGTTCAACAGAACTCGATTGATGGCGCACTTCACTCTCTGGTTCTTGTAAGTGGTGGTTCAAATTACTCAAATGCGGCTAACATTATCGTAGAGATCGGCGGCGATGGCTCAGATGCTTCTGCTGTGGCCACAATCAATACTATCTCAAATACTGTCAACTCATTCAGTATTCTATCTAAGGGTTCTGGATATACCAGAGCTTCAGTCTTTATTACTGGTGGCGGTGGCACCGGCGCTTCATGTAGACCTATTATTGCGCCTCCGGGCGGGCATGGAAGCGATCCATTATATGAACTTGGTGGTTCAAACGTAATGTTGAATGCTCGAATCAAAGGTAGTGAAGGTGGTAAATTACCTATAGTTAATGATTATAGACAGATTTCTCTGATCACAAATCCTAAAGATAAACTTACTGGAAATAACGCCCTCACAAATACAACATTCTTACAGGCTACA